CTATGATTCCTTCGTGGGTTCTCCTTTCGCTAGCGCACCCAACCCCCAGGCCCCGTCCGCGATCTACAATTCGGAGCCTGTCACGTCGACCCCGCTGACCTCGGTTATGAGACTCCTCTTTGAAGCCATTGGTCTGAAGTTCGGGGACGACGGGGTCGAGTGTAGCTTGCCGGGTGTGTCGGACGAGAATTGGCGCGCTGCGTTCAAGTACCTTGACGCGGCAGATGGCTTCAACCGCACCGTGACTTTCTCGGATCCCGCCAAGGGTGAAGAGGTCGAGTTTCTTTCGCGTGTATATGTTAACCCCAACGAGACCGGGGCATCATACGCAAAGCTCGAGCGAGCGGCTCAGAAGCTTGCTGTTTCGACGAATCCCGACACTGCGAAATATCGTGACAAGATAATTGGCTACATGGTCACCGACCGGTATTCTCCGATCATTGGTGCTTACATGACAGCCATCTGGAACTTTAAAGGCATGGGTCCGTTGCCTGAATGGCTTCCCGTCATCGATGGGTCGCCCGAAGATCTCGACGTACCCCAAGATTTCATGGACCGTCTCGAGCGAGACGACAGGGAGCTAGCACGCAAGCTGTCCATCGGTCCCTACCCGGTGTCTCCTGGCGACATCAATCACATGTATGAGTGTGCCGCCAGGGTGTACGAGATGACGTCGGCCGAGCTTCGCGAGTTCGACGCCAGCCTGCGCGCCCAGACCACCTGGGAGGGAATCAAAGGACACGAGTTCCCACCTACCCTTGCCGTCCTCACCGCCGAACTCAGCGGCGAGGGGACAAAGCCCGCGCTGCCCCATGGCGTAACGATGGTGGAGCCATTCCCCAAGGCGGACCACCTCTTTAACGCAGCGCCGGAGAGCGTACGAGCTCGTTCGCGTGATATCCTAGCCGTCATGGCTGGTGCGAGCGAGACTAAGGCGAACTAGTTCTTGACTAGGGTGGTGTGACTCACGTGATCGTGAACGCGTGAGAAAACTGGTGACGGCCTGACAAGTAGCAGGCCGGATTCCTAACACCCAAATTTGCACAAGTCCTTGCCGGGACGAAATCTTGCGAGATTTACATTTATCACTTTTTCTTTACTCGTACGAGACTACATTGCTTTGAATGGTTAGCCCCGAGGCAGAGAGGTTGCGCGACGTGGTGCGCGCAAAAGACCCCTTGCGGGGTCTTTGCCAGGAACGGTTGATCACGCCAGAGGCGTGCGACTGGGTCAAGTTCGCTCTAGACCCATTCCACGACCAACAGCTAGACAACCTTCGTGGTTACCCCGATGTCAGCACGGAGCCGACCGTCGTCGTGAAGATCCGTCAGGCAGTAACGGTAGCTGCTCCCACCGGTTTGGATGAGAACAGCACTTGGGACTGCCACATGGTCCTGTCGCCAATCGACTATGCCCCCCACAGCGCGAACGTCGGTGCCCAAGTCATCCCGCAGGGCGTCCAACAGGGCGTCCCCGCCGGCCCTACGGGGTCGAACGGTGCCGCCGGCTTGATTACTCATGCCGCCGGTGCCACCGTCGAAACCTCCGTCGACGTCGGGAGGCTCGACGGCTTGGTCATCAATAGCGTCCCTGGGGAGGGCCCAGCCGGCGCCAATGAAACATTTACTCCCGGTCACATGCCACACACCGCGGCCAATGGCTACCAAGTACAAAACATCAATCTTGAC